ATCATAATTTTTAACTTTAATAAAAAAGGGAGCCTTTTTCTGACTCCCTTTTAAACTATTGTTAGTCTAAATCAAAGTCAGAAGCTACCTTGTTAGGTACTGCAAAATCATCTTCACCTTCTCCAAATGATTCTACTTTTTTAGCTTCAAGTTTTTTAAGATGCAATGCTTCAGAATATAACAATTGTTTACCTGAATCAACTTTAGCAAAAGCAAATCCATCTTTAGAAGATTTTGGCAAATATAAGTCATAATTTGTATAACCAGATTTACCTTCATATTCTTTACCTGCTACACAGAAGTCCATATATTTATCTTTATATGGAGCTGTCTTATTAAATGCATCAATAAAATCTTCAATTGTATCATGTACATTATCTTGCTCATCAAACCAAGCTAACATATCTAATGTAGTACAGATAGATTTTAAGAATACTAAGATAGAGTTATCTCTATAGATTTGTATTCCTGATTTAGTAGTACCATCAGCAAATGCATACTGACCAGCTTTTACTCTACCAATTTGACCTTGATAATGTCCAGCATCTGGATTATCTTTATCAATCATAAAACCTTCAAATCCAGCTATTGGTTCAGTTTCTACATTCAGGATTATTTGTAATGCACCAGGTATGAATTTGAATTCTTCTGCTACTATACTATTTATCTTTAATCTATGATTACCAGGATTAATAGTTTTTGCTAATCCATTACCACCTGTTGCTACGTCTTTAGTTCCTATTGCCATGTTTTCTTATTTTTTATATTATTAATTATTTATAAACTTCATCCCAGTGAGTTACTACCTCACCTTTTTCATTAGTCTCACTAATTACTATCTCTGCATTTCTTAAATGATCAGGTCTTGCACCACAAGTAGTTTCTTCATTAGTCTTGAAACTTAATATTACCTTGTTACCTTTTCTGAACATATAACCAATTGCATCTGCATTTGCACATATTAAAGACTTAATCTTACCAGTTAAATCTATATTAGCTGCCATTACCATCTCACCTTTATCATCAACTTGTTTGTCTTTGATATGACCAGATAAAATTACATGATCAGCTAACTTATCTACATAATTTAAAACATCAAAGAATGCTTCTCTTACATACAGATAACCAGCACCGTTAGGTAAAGTAATTACATTGTCTCCATCATAATTCTTACCCATTGGAGTAGCTTTATACTTTTTGATAGCTAATGGCATAACCATTTCTTCTAATGCAGTTACTGTATCAATAGTGATAAATTTATAAGGTTTACCAGCATCTTCTACAGCTTTACCAACAGCTAATAACTCTTTAAGACTGTTAGCTTTAACTTTCATTGCATCTACATAATCAGTCCCATTTTCCAAATCAATTATTAAATTATTCTCAAGACCTGCAAATGCAGTTGTTTTACCAGTCTTTGGCTTAGAATAAATTACTAATCTTTTTGGATTTGTTCTTGTTGCGCTCACCTTCTTAGTGGGCAATACCAATCCTTCACTCATTTTTACTTAATTAAATCATTTAACCATTTCTTATTACTTACTGGTTTCTGTAATAATATAGCAGCTAGATCTCTTACAGTCAAACTGCTAAGAGGAGCATCTAAATCTGCATCCATTATATCATCAAAATCAGGAAATAATCCATTTACTTCAGCACTTTTAATTTCAGTCTTCTTAGTTTCAGCATTTACTTTTATCAGTTCAGATACAGGAATAAGATATCTTACATGACCTTGTCCATTAGGTTCAGTAGTTTCATATTCCTCATCATAAAATGGATTATATTTCCACATATATAAAGTTCTTGTAGGATCTTCAGATTCAAGAGATATACTAGTAAACTCAGTATAAATATCTTGTTCTCTGCATAATTCACTCTTAAAGAATCCCATATGTAATTCATCTTTACCATAAGGTCTATAAGCGCATTTAGGTATAAACAATGGATTAGAAACTCCTAATGCATTAAATACCTTTTGATGATGTTTCATCAACTCCTCAGTCTTTTCTTTTCTGTTAAAACTACCAGTATTACTGGTCTCTTTTGTTGTTAATCCCATATATTAATTATTTGGTTCCAATTCTCTTTTCTTGTTGTGCAGGTGTATTCATTTCTGATATACTCATCTTTTCAAATTCTGCCTTAAAGAAACTCATTCTGGTATCACCATTTCTACATTTAAGAAAATGTAATACCAACACTCTATCATTCTCTATTATATATCTATCAGGACCATAGAATCTGATCTTTTGTTTTGCTGGTCTATTGATACCTACAACAGTATCAGCATGCTGTAATAATGCATCAGCACCAAATATATCTGATTCTAATACATAATTACCATACTTACCATCTTCTGATCTTTCAGGATTATCAATATTTCTATTTAACTGACTCAATATAATAAATGCAATAGGATATTTTCTCTTAAGCTCAGTGAATGCTTCACCAAGATTATTTAACATTTCATTTTTATCTTTTTCAGTCTGTGCTTTTTTTACAAGTACTGAGTGATCCAGTGATATTAAAGTCTTCTTATATTTTCTGACTCCATTATCATCTACAGTAGAATAATAAGCCATATACTCATGAATTATCTTCTTTAATTCATCTACAGTACAAGGTTTTTCTACAATATCAATTGGATACTTGACTTTTTCTTTAGCATAATCATAACATTTCTGTAAATCTTCTGGTGATAATACACCATCAGCACTACATAAATACTTATATGACTTACCAATAATACTTGAATACTCTCTGATAGCAGAAGATCTAGCTAACATCTCAAATTGAAACTGTAAAACTCTAAAGTCTTCAGCTGGATTTAAAAGAAATGCTTCTCTTACAATCTGCTCAACTATTAATGTTTTACCACTAGCCGGTCTACCACCAATAACAGTAATAGTATTCCATTCAATTCCATCAGTAGTTGCATCATTAAACTTTGGCCATGGTGTTCTAAGACTCTTAATCTCACCAACCATTCTACCTTTTAAATAATGCAAAGATTCTTGAAAACCTTCTTTCTGACTATTCCATTTAAGATTCTCTTCTTTCTGCTTAAGGGACATATACAATAATTAAATAACTTTTACTTTTACTCTATTAAAACTAGCATGCATAACACTTATTATTACTTCAACTATTATAAAATTAATTATACTAATCTCAATAATAAAAGCATTAGTGACTGCATATCCAAATAGAGTTCCCACTATTGCACAAAGCAATAAGGATAACTTGGATAGTTTACGCATTATACAACTCTTTCTTTAAAATGTGTTTGTGTAGGATCATCAGACCCGTTTAAAAACATATCACAATAATTAGCTAACTCTGAATCATATGTTTTGTCTGAGCTTTGTTTTCTAATAAAATACTGTGATGTTCTCATATACTTGTAACCTGTAGCTTCATACTCATCAACATATAGTTTTGTAGCATTCAATACAGTTTCCCAACTATAAGCATGAGAATCAAAAAACCATCTAAAATTATTCTCTAAATTCTTTTTATCTGACCTAGCATACTTACCACTTGGGAGTTTAAATTTAGGAAAAATATCTAGATATGCATCTATATTTTCCATAAAATTATCACCCATAATCTTAGCACTAGTCTTCTTCTTACTACTTTTAAAGAATGAGTCTAATTCTTGTAATAATAATATTGATTTCCCACTTAATGTCATATCAGCTTCTAACCAATCTGTTGATAGTAAGCGTTTTACCTCTAATGCATCATTGATAAAATCATTAGTTTTGATTTTATATTTTATACAATAAAGGATATACAATTGATTTGGAGTTATGTTTTTTTTAATTATCAGATTAAATATTTCATCCATATTACCATTTTATGTCAAAGTTATAACTCTTTTTTGTAAGATCCGATACCTTGTTGAAAACATCTTTACAATCCCATTCTTTTAAGTGAGAATATGCAGCTGATGCAGGATGAGATACAAAGAATTTATAACAATTGTTGTTAAGATGTACTGAATCTTCTTGTGCTTTCTTACCCATAAATACATAAATTAACCCAGGATTATATGAATTAAGATAGTCTAATAAATAAGCCATCATAGGTTTCCATAACTCTGAATGTGATCCAGGTTTTCCTATTGTACAGGTAAGAGCACTATTAATCATAAGTATACCTTGATTACTCCATCTTTTCAGATCAATATCCGTTGATACTAATGTACCAGAATTATTGACTTACCTTCAAGTGTTAAATCAGCTCCCAACCAACTACTTGATTGTAAGCG